ACGGAGAAAAAGAAACCAATTATGAATAATCAAAAGAACCTAATGGATAGTTTTTTTCTCGTTAATAATTACCCATGTAATATATATTATTTACAAGTACATTTGGTCTCAACTTACTCTTAGGAATAGTTGAGAAACTCAAACATTCCTGTGCTATATAGTAGTCTTTTTGGTCTCAAACCTGCATTATAAAATTTCAGTATTTTCTGTATTTGCTTATCGTCTGGTACCACTGGGTCATTTTGGAACATGCGTTGAAACAGACGGATGAGCCCTCCAATTTGACTGGATACCTTGCTCAATCTGACTGTTTTTGATTTTTCTAATCTATTGATTAAGCTCCAAGACTGGTAAATTTTGTCCTTTTTAAGGTATCTACCAAATCCTACTACAATTGGTTGATTCATCATTTCATATGTTTGAGAATAAAGTGATAAAGAATTTGTTTTTACACTAATCCATGTCCATAATGCTGTAAGACAAACTAGCATATTGAGCAATGATGAATTGGAGGGCACATCTAGTCCCTTGTTCAACCTATGAGTTGTCTGAAAATTTGATTCACTGCACAGCAGAGCCACTGACAGTAGATAATTTATATGATGTTTTCCCTTATACCGGTTCCAAGATTTGGCAATGGATACCGAATATCCACTCTCCAAACCCAGGATTGTCAACATTGTTCCAAAATCTACAGTTAAGTCAGAGACAATTTCTAATGGAACACCTATCATAAGATTTTCTGACTGGATATTTCTTGCCCTTTTGAGCTCACTATTATGATTCGAGAAACAAAAGCTATGAGATAATCGAGCAGAAAGGTCTTGTTTGTCAGGAAACAACTTTGGGATGTTTGCAACCTCTAGGGTTTTGAAGACAACATAGATTTCTGATGTATATGAGCTAGAGACCTCCGTCTGGCAGACTAAAACCTCCAAGAACTGTGGGCCTATAAGATCTATTATACTCTTTTTGTTGATTAAGCGTTCAATGTAGGTCTTAAAGATTATACTACCTCTTGGTTCTAATAATTGCAGTCCCCAGTTGGATACATTCTTCTCTATAGCAATGATAACATCCTCTGATGTAACTTCCATGTCTAAAATGATCAAATCCCATTTGGCTCCTACCTGCCGCCCCTTTTGCCGAAAATAAGCCCAGGTAATTTCTTGAGCTAGATCGCTTGGGTATTTCCACACATCCTCTAGGTTTATGCATTGTTTTTTTCCTCCTCTAAGAGCCACCAGGGCTGCTGGAGGACTAGGGTGGCTTCCTTTGAAATTGATTCCATCCATCATAAGAAGACTATTAAATAAGACCTTACCACCTGGGTTGCTTCGACACAAATAAGAACTGATTCCACCGGATCCATCTCCTCCACAGATGGCATAAGACCAATTAATCTTCAAATTCTCTATTACTGATCTTATTTTATAATGTGCACCTGTTGCAAATTGATGTGTTCTCAAAGCAGAAATGAGAGGATGAGTTCTTCTAGGAACAAAAATTGGGTCATATACTTTCTCTAAGGAATCATATAAGACAGGATGTGAATAAACACTCCCGGACCATTCACGTCCCCATTGAAGTTTTCTTTCCAAAATTGACACTTTGTCCATATTGGCTTTTACCGCATGCCTAAGTTCTTGTGGACAAGTAGTTATATTTTTAACCAATTCAGGTACATTAATCAAGTCCCATTGATCATTTTTGACATTTACATATATTTCCTGTATTTTTCTAACTGTCTCCTTAAATCTAGGGGTTTGCTTATTACTCATTACTAATTTTAAGGCTTGTATTGATATGGCCGCTGACCCTGTTATATCATGTGATTGTAAATCAGCAAACAACCATACCTTCTGATTAAAATTCAACACTAATTTTCTATTGAACCAATCAACTAACATATTTTTTAGGAATGATCTAGCAATAGAACCTAAATCCTTATTATTCAAGGGGTAGGAGGATGGAATCTTGTGAGGACTGCACATTATAGTCTCATAAAGTGGTCCATCTCGCACAAAGTTGATAAATCCTTGATTGTCACAAATGGATTCAATAGCATAAAAGCCCAAACCCCATTGAGCTATTCTGGGCTTTTTAAGCTCAAGTAAATTTCTACGATGGATTAATTGCAATGCACATGATCGTTGGATTCCTAAAAAAAGCCCCTCAAAGAACTCATTCGGGACCAGTTTGTTTCTAATCCCAATCGGGAATATGGAACTGTCTTCAACATGCTTAGAATGACTCAGAAGCATATCTGTAAAAATAAATCCCATAATATGACCAATGTGTTTAGATCGTGCATTGTTGTTCAAGATTTCCCAGTTACCCTCTCTTAATTCTATCTTCACTTTTGACTTGCCCCATGCGGCATCTGGATTTGGTCGCCAAGAACTCAAAAGGTGGTGTACATCTGGTAAAATTAGTTCCCATTCTGACTCGAGCCAAGGTTCAGAGATTTCTCTGAGACAGTTGTCACATTGTATATGAAAGTGAATATTTGCACAATTTGGGTTTCCATCCCATATCACTGAGGCAGTTGATTGGGCATACACAATCAATGATTGAAACATGAAATCATAGTTTTTATCATTTATGGCCTCCATTGTATCGGTTGTGCAGATCATCCATGTCAAGTTAGTGGGAGAATTTGCACTAAACCCTCCGTTCGACTGTCTAGCGCATGTAAAACGATGTAAGGCAGATCCTGTTCGTTTAAACCCGATGTTATGCTCAGTCCAATCTTCTCCAGTCAGGGACTCTAAGTTATTTAAAATGCTTCCGGCAAGTTTACTGGCCGGGTCAACGAACCACGAGATTGCATTTCTCATTCTTACAGCACGCTTGAGTAATGGAATACTTGTTTCTCTATCCCATGGTTGAATTAGGGAAGTAGTCTCAGATGTTTTAGAGCCTAAATAGGGGGGGTAAGGACCTTTGGTTTGCCCTGAGTGACTTAATCCCTTCGGAATGAGTACCGACAAATATGATGCTGATTTTTGTGCACACCCTTGACAATAATTACACAAATTATCTGCATTTTTCAACATTTCAATTGGGTGTGGAATCGTGGTCCCTAAAACTTTTCCTCCCCATGATTCTTCTCGAAGTTGGTCTGCCCAAGTGGAGGAACAGGTCCAAATGGAATCTGTAGAATTTTGGGCTCGTTTACAAATTTTAATCAAACTTGCAATACCTATCAATTCACTAACACATATAACATCATCAATTCTTTTAGCATATCTTTTCTTGTATTGATTTCTGATTGTCCTAGAGTTTTGGAACATACCAACGATTGAATTGGTGATTCCATAGTATGTGGAGTTTACCATTTCACTCAAAAATCTGGGGAATAATGGCTTTATGGATCTGGCCCATGCATAGAGAGTCACTTCTTCTTGTTGAATATAATCCAATGACAACCTAATTATAGAATTTGAAATTTTGGAACGATTCATTATCAAATTTTCTCGAACTTGATTTTTTAACAAATTCACTGCTGATATACCTCTACAAATATTTAATGCAACTGGATTCTCAATCAATTTATCAAGGTGTTCAGGCAGAAATTCTTCTAATGCAGGATAACCACAAGATATTGCTAATTTGGATAGCCACTGTTCTTCCGATTGTTCTGCAATTACTTTCCAGAATGATAAAGATTCAGTGACGGGATCCGGAAACATTCGAATCAAGAACCGGGTTAAGGAAGTACCTCCAATTCCCCCTAAAGAGGGATCCAAATAAATTAGAAGGATCCGGAATTCTTTGGACTTAATCCAATCCTTCTCTCTAATCTTTTTGTTTAGAGGAGACCTTACAGCAGGATTGTAGATGCTCAAAAGCTCAATGGTCAGATTGGCAAATAGGTTATGAAGGAATATGGGTTCAATGGGAGTTTTAGAGAAATGAGAAACGGTTAATGCATTTGTAGCTACAGAAGATAAAAGAGAGCCCAAGGACGGAACTTGGTCATTGTTTCCAAAATTGACACGAGCCCAACGTTTGTAATCCAATCCGCGTATGATCCCCCGAAAGATTGGTACTTTCCCGTAATTAAGATAATCAGCACTGACCATTGTCTCATCATCGTTGATTAACAGTCCTAATTTCTCCGTCCCATTTCTTATGGCTTTCATCACCGCATTGTTGTTTTGAACAATTTTGTTGATTTCTAAATCCTCTTCTTCTACGGAAAATGTACTAATCATTTCATAACAAGTACTAATTGTCTGATTGTCTCCCTGTGCTAATATTTTAACCAGTGTATTTCGGATTTTTGACTCTCTCTCAATAACTAAGAGATTTACAATTGACCAACCTTTTTGCCGTAGCCCTTCTAACCCACCGGCCTGGCCATTCCAGCAAACTAATTGGTTGGGATCAATGGATTCGAGTCGATCCTCATGTGGGACCATTAGGTCAGGTCTCTGATTATAATAAATTAAACTCTTTTTAAAGAATTCATGAGACCTAAGGAATAAATTTGGTAATCCAAAACATTGCCCCATCACTTTGAAAATATGACAGTTTGATTCATACCTTTGGTGATTGTTCCATTTCTCATAATCGATGTGATTAGCAATGGAAATGTAATCATAATTGTCTAATCCTTGTCCGCTAACATTTTCTAACATTTTTTTAATTACCTCTTGTAAGTCGTCCGCCATTGTGAGTCCATGAAAAAGAGGTACAAAATACTCCTTTATCAAGTACTCAGTGTACACGAAGTATTCTCGTAACTCCCAAGACATTAAGGAAAAGAATCTACCAATCCTTTTCATTTCCCTTTCTTTTGCCTTTAAACCAATTACTAATGAATTTAAATCTAATCCCTCATCATTTATTTTCTGAAGAAAGGTCACCCAATTTGTTTCCGGCTTTTCTAATAATGTCTGCAACACACGTTTCGTTGGAATTGGTTGATTAGGATTTTGACGAACCCAATCTATAACTTCATTTCTGTCTAATGAGTGGGATTTGTCTGAATAAATCAATGATGGATCTAATACATCAGGTAGCTCATATATCTGAGTTATCGGGAGAGTATGCCATTGGTCTCCGAATTCCTGAATTTGATACTGATTTGGCCATGTGTTGGATTTAACATGATGTACAAATGGGTGATTGTCTGCCATTTTACTAATATCAACAAACCACTTCTTTTTCTCAAAGAACATCTTTTTTAAAACTTTATATGCCAAATCCGATGCAAGGGTTTGAGCATACTCATCATCTATAGTTTTATCCATAGTTGTTTGAAGATGTAGTTTTTCCAATCCCTCAAGATAATCGATATCTGGATGACCCCAATGCCGAAATATAGAATAGTAAATCAATACCTGATCTACATCATCTTCATTTAAGATGGTGTTTGCAAACATGGATAAATACTGACTGTTTCCTTGCTTCTCTCGAACAGAATTTAACACATGATTTTTAAAGTCTACAAATTCAGGAATTCTTGGCCTAAATTCCCTTGCTAGCTGGCAAAGTCTTAGATTGCAAATTGGTTCTATAAGTTTTAATCCATCGTACCCAATGTTCCCTTCAACAAGAAGGTGCTGATCCCCTATTTTGTAAAGATTAACAAGCTTATCAATAGATTTGATTTTATCTGTTAAATCCTTACAACCAAATGCTAATGCTGTACAGACTTGGACTCTAGATACACAAATGTCTTTTAGCATAAGTAACATATTGCGATCTAATACTATATTATCGTCAAACAAATAGGAGTATCCCCCATATATGAGTACTTTCCCTAGCATTAGTGAATTGATCAAAAAACCGATTGAGCCATCATCACATGGAATAAGATTGCTCTTGAATGTCTCTTTTAATTGCATTGATTCTCTGCTACCAGTTGAGTTCATATGCAAAATTAGGAGATGTACTGATAAAAATAAGTCTCCCCAGAACCAAACATCAGCCGGAAACAAATTTAACAAGTCTAGGGAATATATCTCTTTTAGATCAACATGTTTTTTGGCCCAAAATTCTATGAAGGTCTTACAGACTACTCCTGTCTCCTGTGTTTTTTCTACACATTCAGTGAGATATGTTCTAAATAAAGATTGATCTCCTGGTCGGTATCCCCTACTTAAGAGAGAAATACAGTATCTATGATACTTCCAGGTGTCAGGATCAGATGTCAATGTAACTTTTGCAGATTTCATCAGTTGCTTTAAAGTCCTCCAAGTTACCTTTTCAAAAACTGGGTTATATGAATGATTTTGAAAATATTTTTCAAACTCTTCGAGGTGATCATTAATTATGGGAGAATTCAAGTTATAATCGAACTGATTCAAAAACTCCATTGAATCAATTGCTTCTAGCCAATCAACTTCAAGCTCTTGATCAAGCTCTTGGGATAATTCAAATTCATCTTCTAAAGTATTGAAATCCTCATTTTCTTCTTCCATTTTGATATCTGCTGAAGTTTTTTTCTTTTTTTCTTTTTTTCTCGTTAGACCAGTTCAACAAGAGATGGATCTTTCCTTATTTTTACCTTCTTCCTAATGACTGGTACAGTCATTTTCTTTACTTTCCCTCTGAACTGGTGTTTCTTTCTAGTTTTGTTCATGTGGGAGTGATTGCCTTTAACGCACTTCTTGCAAAAACCAAAACAGGACAACAAACACTTTCCACATTGAAATAACACTTTTATAATTTTGCAAATCAAAATAACAGAAATTACAATGAGGATGCCTATGCTGATCCATTTCATCCAGTTCAAGACGGTCAGAAAGGTCATTTTAATATCTGCCCCAAATTTATCGAATGCATCTTTTAGTGGCTTCCCAATATCTCCCCCAATATCAAATCCCATTAGTATTCAAAATACTTGACCCCATTTCCTTTCCCATGAGGGGGTGTTTTTGGCGTATTAGATATGGTGTCATAGATGTGGATACCCGAACCAACACTGGAAAGACGTCTGTTTCTTTGTGTAACTTCTTTCTTGGATTTGTTCTTTTTCCCACGGAGTAACTGCAACACATTAAATCGTCTTATTAGTATAAATCCAATAAGACCCAAAATTCCCGTCCCGACCCACCAAGCAATATTGGTCAACTGGGAAAAGTAACTTGAAACAGCGTTTTTGGCTTTAACAATCATATTTTCAATTTGGGTTCCAATCGATGTTGTATTCATCTGAAAATAAGATGTATAAATGTTCTTAGCAAGCTCCATTTGATTAGCAATTGCTATACTTTTAGGATGGTCTAGAAGCATCAGTGTTCCTCGTTCCACAATGTCTTGTATCCCTGAGAGTCCTGTGGATACTCCATGCGGAAGGTAAACTGATTGACCATATTTGATCATGCCATTAACTGATAATAGGAACCAACCATCCCTACTAACATTATCACTCTTGTTTAAATAGTCAGGTCGTTCGAATTCTGACTGATTGATATATACATACGTCCCATCAAACAACTGTCCAATTTGTAGCTTCCCATTAGTAATGTTGACGTTATCAGAAACATTGTGGAGGGTGGAATAGATGCAATCCCTTTTTTCAAGCCGAAACTCTGGGGATGTCCCGCCATGAGAATCTCTTTTAAGAATTCTCTTAAATGCACGATAAGCTGGACCGATACCGGGATTTAACGGGAGTAAATAATTCAAATCGATGGGAGAGATTGGATCACCTCCTTTGGCCCGACCGATGAATTCTTCACACATTAACTCCCTAGCAACTAATTGTGCTTCTGCGACATTCTCATCTGAGTTATCATGATGAAAACTAACATATTGCTTGTAGTCACATCTGGGAATAATTTTTTGAATCCATTGTACAAGATCTTTGCCTTCCAATCCCCACCACTCCCCTGTTTTGAATCTGATCCCGAACTGATGACATACACCCCTGTAACAACTACCGACTAGAGATCTTATTCCATAAATAGAGCTTCTTATCCATTGCTCATCTAGTCCGAATGTCCTTCCAGTTCCACCATTTTCTGTATAAGTATTTTCCTCCAACACCCCAAATGCTTGACCGGATTCCCATGACCCTTTATTACATAAACCTTTCCGCTTTTGGGCTTCTTGCGGAACCCACAAAACATCAGGGTGGATTGTCTTGCAAGGAACCTGATTACAGTAACCATTTAAGAAAAGTGGATCTAAGAAGGTTCTGTTGTATATATCCTCTTTTACAATATGAGGCTCCACTATCACAAAAGTCTTTTGATCTACTTGAGTGGAATACCAGGAGCAATAAAAAGGTGGGAAAAAAGGGTTAACATATTCACCCATTTCATAAATTGTCACGGCTTCTCGACAATCCTCTTCTGTTATAGGTACATTCTCAATTTTATTGGTCTCTGTTGTAGAAAAATACCATGTTTCTTCACATTTTGAAATCCAATTTTGTTTATGACAGATATATCCATTGACAACATATCTTGAACTTGGCAATGGATGATACACTGTCCCCAAATCAAAATTCAGCTTGTTTTTTGGATCAATCTTTAATGATCTTGGACATTTAAGGTTTAACTTGTTCACTTCTTGCCAACTGGAGTTACAGCCAATTGGATACACCATAGTCTGATCAAACCAATTTGGATCATGGTATCGTCTTGTGAATACTCTACCTGAGTCATGTGTCCAACAAAAAACCTGAAGTCTTTTATAACTCAGGAAGACAATTAAAATCCTGACAATCAAATAGCTCATTTTAAAATGATAACGGTTTTTTTCTCGTGCAGATCTCTGCTGTATTTTTTCAGGCTAATTGAAAATCAACTTGTTCTGCTCAAGTTTCGTGATAATCCCAAATATGGGGCTGACCTCAGAGAATTTGGGAGGCTGTGAACCATTGGACATTGGATACATGTAAATTTCATGGAAAGGTACACCCCTTTTGTTTGTGGGAGTCAACTTGCATTTAATGTTTAGGAATACATCCATTTTACCTCTCCTGAATCGAGTAGATAGAGCATAATCAATTTTTTCTCTGATTTTCGGATATTTATCAGACAGATGATAGGATATCGGATAATAAATCTCACTTGTATAGAAATTGAGGGAATTATCTGATGCTTTCTTTGTCATATGAAAGGCCATTATAAGGATATTTGATATAATTAAGGGCTTGTAAGAAATGGATCCGGAGTACTGATCTAAAAGTTCTTCCAAAATCCCGATGATACCTGAAATCGATGTGATATTCATCTTAGTCCGAATTTCTAATTCCGCTGCCACATCATAAGGACGTTCTTCTGGCTGATGAAGCCCTGGATGGGTCTCATCAGGGGGAGCAGATGGTGGAAACAGATCAGCATGCTGACTGTACCCTGGTAAAGTATCCTCATAAGAATTTGGATTATACAGCCAAAGGGATGAATTGGATGGAGTGGAATTAAGATCCACTGACTTTCCTTTTTTCCGCTTGAATAAATGCAACATGATTGCTGCTGATTTTTTTCTAGCTAATAATCAAGCAGATACTCGAAATTATATGAGTGAGCGGCATCCTCAATTTCCCGTCTCATCTCTTTAGGAATCTTGGACCGAATTGTGCTGTACCAGATCTCCCATGGTGTTTGACCTCCAGGCCTTCCTGGGAAAGACACTCTCCCGCAGATGCTAACTTTGCAAACATGGTCACCCAACACAAAAGATGGACTCTCTGATATCCATTTGATCCCTGGATGTTGGATATGCTTGCTTCTTTTGAAGAAAGAGACATTTGCCCTCAGTTCACCACACAAGTACAAAACATCTTGATCTTTTGTTAAAGGATAAACTTGACTCATTAGGAATGTTGTGGTCAATGCACACAACTCAGTGGAGATATTATAATTATCCCTCATCCAAGAGATGATTTCCCATTCCAATCTATCAATCACAGATTTTTTATACAAATACTCAGGCAAGTAAAAAAAGGTTGACAAATTGAATGTGCAGTTCATGATCACTGCTGATTTTTTTCAATTCAAAGGAGGGGCTATATAGACCATCTCAAACAAATATTGAAATCCAAATCGTTTTCCATCCTCTTCCAAAGTTCGACCCATGGAATTCTTCATGCGTCTTTTTCCCCACATTGCTGTATAGAGGGTCCGTCCTATTTGATTTATTGTATCGATCCTAAGAATCAGATGGATCCCAACAGCCTTACCTTCCACCACCATGGTATATTTTAAACTTGGAACATTAATATGGAGATTGATCACATTATTAAATCTTTGAGGAAACATGTAATTTTCAATTAAATTTACTTCAGATAAGATTTTATCATCTTCAGTTAAATCAAAATCTAGTCTGGAGAATAACATACTACATACTAGTCCTGATACATCTTGTGTTATCCCAGCAATCCTTCTTAGTTCATTCACTGTTCCCTTTTGGATACACCAAAGGTTTCTACGAGTAAAAATACTTCTAGGTAATATAAAAGATAAATACCCATGTATTTGAAGATTCATTCTGATAGCTGCTATTTTTTTTCAAGGATGAATCAGATGTTGAAATCTAAATTTATATGCCACAACATCAGGGTTCCGTTTGATATGATAGGCTTGAGGATCCACAAACATCGGGTGCCAAACAACATCCCAGGGATGACCTTCTTGCAGTGTAGGTTCTGCGACAAAAAAGATATACTCCACTTCTCCCAGATCTTCATCACCCTGGATAAAAAACGATCCTCGAGATGAGAATGTGTTATTCAATTTATCTAAGTCCTTAGGGGTCCCTGGCAGAGAGACAGCTTCTTGCAACCAGCAATAACCATGGGTTATGTTTCCAGAATCAAAGCAAATGTCAACATGTTCCCAGGCTAAGTTTATTGCAAATGCTGCAACATCTCCGGGCACACCACTCTCTCTCACACAGTCATATATCATTCTACTAATGATCCAATTTAGATTATCATTGTCTAGGTAACTACCATTGTAATGAAAGGTTATTCCCAAGTGAATATACAGGTCCATTTTGGATTCCTGCTGATTTTTTTCAATAAGGGATAAGACAGGTGCTGGAGATCATCTGCCGCTTAGGAGACTTCTTGAGTAGTGCTTTGTAAGCGGATCTCTTATCCGAATATGATTTGCCAATAAAAGTTAAGGGATCAACGCCAAGTGTTTTCACTGTAATTTTAACAGATCCCCCTGCAATTTTCTTTAACATTAGCCCTTTCTCCAAGTCCATCAACACCTCTTCCATATTACGATCAAATGAACTGTCCTTAGAAGTAGATGCAATGGGACTCTTTTCCATTGGAATAGGAGGAGGAGCCTTTGCAGGTGGAGAACATTGGTAATCAAGGCTTTTATAGACTGATATGATTCTTTTGTTACGTTGAGATGAAGTTTCAATTAAGCTAAGGCTTTGATCCAAACCAAGTAATATTGATTCAATATCCAATAGAAGGTGGTTTTCTTCATCAAAAGTCAAATGACTGGGTATACGAATATCACCAATCTTGCTTGTAGATTGGTCTGGCAGATCTTGAGTAAAGGGAGGCATTTCTTTTGGATTAAGAATGGTGCTAGCCCAATCATCAACTGCGGCAGATGACTCAGCAAGAGCGGGGAGATTTTGAGAAGAATACTCTTCATCATCATCATCTTCAGAAGCTTTAACACTGGCTGAGAAATTAGCCCAGTCCACCTTCTTCCCAAGTTCCTTTCGCTTCTCTATGTTTTCCATATTTCTCTGATCGCTGCTGATTTTTTTCTGGTGATCAATCAAGCATAAGCGTCATGCAGATGCTTTCCAATTGAATTAGGACGCATATTGTTCATTTTTTGGGATTCAGATGTTATGAAAGAGAGAACTTCTCTGGGAGTTTGAAACCGAAGGCCCTTAAGGTAACAATACCATTCAATTGGATCTTTACTCTTCGGCAGAAGGGACAATGATTCAAGGGAATCCGTATCAGAGTCATTGTCTCCATCCTTCTCATCTTTCTTATCATCCTTGTCATTTCCTGTTGGATCTGCTCCATCTTTGATGTCATCACGATTGGTAAATCTAAGTTGATACTCATAATTCTTGCAATAAACAAATGCTACTATTGAAGCATTTGCCCTTAATTCTGCAATTCCAGCATCAGAGACCATTCTGGCATTCCTAGAACGAGTTGAGACAAGCCAAGATCCTATAAAGTGACACCATGTATAGATGGAAGGGCATGATGTTGCAGAGTATGGTGATTTGAGGCTTATTCCCATATCCATCATGTATGGGGTATAGGAATCAACTTTATCCAACTCCTCATCCTCTTTCATTAAGACATATGCTTCTTCCTCAAGTTGCTGCAAGAACATCCAAGCAAAGATGTCTTCTCCTGCCATTTTTGCAGTAGATTTCAGATGGTTAAGCGCGAGTAAAGAAGCACAATCACGGAATCTTGATGTGACGGTGCCAAATCTGAGATAAGCATAATCATGCTTTGGAAATTTACAGAAGAACATGTCTATTCCGGCTACAATTTTTGTGTAATTTTTATTCTGGAGCCAGGATCTGTAAATATTTTTGGGTGTTTGATAATTCCCCGGATTAGGATGGGCAGTGGTGATCTGAATCTTAAGTCTATCCCAAAGTGCAGTTTGATACTGGACATTTGTTATCCTTGAGTGGCGATAGATATACAGAAGATAGAGTGTCATCCAACCATCTTGATCAGCTTCAATATTGGTGCCCCCTGTTGCATCCAATTTGTTGGAGGTATCTTCTACAATTTGGAACATGGAAAAAGGATTCACAGTGTCTCCCTTTTTTCCGATGGGGACCCCATGCGATTGCCAATCCGCCTCCAACACTTCTGTCATATCTTTGCAAACCAAATACAGATATCTTATGACATACTGAACCCTTAAAGTCCCTTTCATTATCCCATCATAGATAACTCCTCTGATTGTTTTTAGATCGAAAGAACTTTGCTCAATAGTAAGTGTAGGAGCAACATGGCCATTTGCATCAAAAAAGGCTTTTGGATACTGAGGCTCAACTCTATCAGCAGGAGCAATAAAACGTATTGTCTTACCATCTCTGATTGACTTCATGTTGATATACAGTTAGAATTCTGCTATCTTTTTTCGAACCCAGAATATTAATAATTGGTTTCTTCGT